TATATCCAATGTTGCAACTACTCTTGACACAAAAATTCAAGGCAAATCAGGATTTGTATCCGATTTGAGCCAGTCATGTTCCCTTAAAAATATAAAAAATAACTGAGATATGGAAAAAGAAATCTATGCCTGGGTGTGGAACCCGGAAAATTCACTTTTCAAACAAAGGATGTCAGAGAAAGCCATAGGGCACATCTATAGCTGTAAATGCCCGGAGAGATGCGAATTGTACGCCAAGGGTAATTGCGTGCTGTTTAAAAATTGTTGTCCTTACGGTTCTCATAGACGAACTGTGGGGTATTCAAGAATGGCACGCAAATTCTGCTCATGGATATATGAGTTTATGGACAAGCATAAAGATGCTTGCAATGCCAAATTAACACAACCTAAAAAGTTGGAGTTTTTCATGGACCTGGTCTATATTCCAATTCCACATTTGGGACTAAATGAAAATATAGAATTTGTGGATGGGAAAGGTTATTTTTCAAGCAACTACCCTATTGTTAAACGATCGGATTTTGACAATGAAGAGTTTGTATCTAAACAAATCATTAAATTCCATCCAAGAGCTCTTATGGGTGGAGTTATATGGGACTATCAAGAGAAGGAAATTCCTAAGTTTTTGCAGTGGTTAAAGGATCTTGATCCTGCTCTGTTTGATAAGGTAAAGGCACTGAACCCCGATCGCCTTGCTTTTACCAAAATGACGAACGTTGGAAGAAGGGCTATTTTACAAACCCTGAATCCGAATATCGGTACGTTCGTTGATTCTGATGGCAGAATCTGGACTTGGGACGGGGAATATCTTTACTCGTCTAATGCACGCTTTTATGGTGCGATCTTGAAAACAGAAGAAATACAGGAATGCAGGTTAAAACCTACAGATGGGGCAATCGTGAAAGTAACTGATGACAATCAGGTTAATGACAACACAGAATTTATAGATTGATATGGAAACAAGAACAATTAAATTTAGAGGAATGACGCCCGATCGCGTAAAAGTGGGCAATGAAACTATCACGTTCCGGAAGTGGGTGTACGGGGATTTACTTCATTGCTCTGACGGGACTGTGCATATCCTTACTCCAAACGAAAAAGATAGGGTTTACGAGAATTATGTGGTCGACAGAATCACCGTCGGGCAATACACCGGGTTGAAAGATAAAAATGGGAATGAGATTTACGAAGGAGACTTGATAAAGGCTCCAAGCGGACGTATTTATCTCGTTATGTTCTCAACATGGAAACATGAAGAGAAAAGAAAGTCTCCAAGAGCAATTGACTTATACGAACATACAGGATGGTGCATATCCTTAGATGGAGTTCATCCCTGCGATTTGTTAGATTCGGAGGTGTGCAAAGGTGCTGTTATAGGCTGCATACATGACAATCCTGCGTTTTTGGGTATCAACTCAAAAAAGTAATCCCGATTTTGGCCGGTGGCCCCTATAAATTCCAGTACAAAACCGACACGAGCCGGCAGTAATCCATATACGGAAGGCTGTCGGCCATGTCGATTAAATAGTCTATGTAACCCTTGTCTTTCATTCGTCCATTGCGTCAATGTACCTTTTAATTTTGCCCATCGGGGCATCTTCATCCGCGAAATAAAATGATAGAGCAGCTTTGATTATCGCGGCTTCGTCAAAAACCTTGTTCAGGTCGGCATACAAGGAATTAAAAGCTACATATTTGTCCCACTTTGTCGTTCCTTCAGGAAACTTCATCGAAGCTGTGACAACTTCGATTTGTTCCGGTGTCCAATGCGCTCCTTTATGTTCCACCCCGGCCCGGTCCGTATAATGGATACGAGACACAGCCTTTTTAGCTGACTCTTCGTCAAAATGCAGTGGGGATTCTTCCCTTTCCTTGACCTTCACAAATGCACAGTAAACCTTCATGACCTTTTACTTTTTAAATTCGTTGATAAAATCAGCCAACATTTTAGACAACCCCTTCACTTCCGATTCAAGGCCGGAAATTCGCTTGTCCTGTTCCTTCTTTTCAGCAAAAGCAGGATTCCATTCTTCAAGTATCTTGTCACAGCCTTCCATAATGGACTTGTGTTTCTCGACGGAGCTTAAAACTTCCATACTTTGAGTCTTTGTTGCTTCGACGTCGCGAAGAATCCCGTCGCGGTCAGTCGATAGCACAATGTTATTAGCGTACGTCACCGACAGGGTTTCCGGGATTGAATAGGTTAGGTTCTTGCCTTCCGCCTCAATCGTTACATCTACCAACATCTGTGCGGTCTGTGTGGATGGGATTTGTCCCGGCTGCAAGTTCGGAAAATAGGGTTTTGAAACGTTGATAACCTTGCCCTGCACCGCTTTAAGTTTGTTGCCTTTTACTAATATGTAGACCGGATAACCAGCCTTTAAATCCTTGAATAACATAACCTATCTTTTTAATAATCGAGCCGGAGGCGTGAACTTCCGGCTCTTTAGGGGTGAATAACCTGTTACGCGGTAGCCGTTGTTGTCGTTGTCGTACGAAGAGCGGCGATGAGAGTAGCATTCTGACGAAGCTGACTGAGTTCGAGACGTGCGTCATTGTAGCGTTGCTGCAAATCGGCATTCCAGTGGTTGTTCAGCGTATCTATGATGCGCTGCGTGTTGTCCTGCCCGGCGCGAATGATATCGCACTTGTCCTGCTGCGCTTGGAAGGCTGTAGACGAAAATCCCTGTGTGATGATCGAACCAAGGTCGCGCTGGCCGTTCCGGAGTTCGCCCGTCTGCTGGTAAGTGGCAAGCTGTTGCTCGTAGCCCATTCTGAGGATGGATTGCTGGGTTTGGCAGCAGCAGTCTTTCAAGGCCTGGATAATGTTGCTGTCGCCCATGTTGACGGCGTTGATTACGCGCTCTGCCGAGAATCCGACCTGACCAGCCAGACGATCGATACCGCCACGTACGTCACAGATTGCAGAGTTCAATGTGTTAAAGTCACAATTCAAGTTACCTGCCAATTCGCGGATCGCTCCGGTATTGTTGCCGATACCCTGCAAAATCAGGTCACTGTTGTGGTTGTCCTGCATTTGGTTCTGCAAAGCCGCTATCTGCGGATTGCTACATCCTCCGTTTTCGCCACAACCATTACCCCACAGACGTTGTGCGAACATCATCCACACAAGGTAGATAAACGGGTTGTTCCACTGACCACCCATGCCACCATTCATCATGGCCGCCATCGCCATAGGATCATTGTTGTTGCGCTGATTAGCCAACAGGGCATACAACCCGTCATTGTCCCGGC